ATCATGAAGAGCCACATAATTGTTCCCTTGGCAGTCGTTTGATAGTATACGTCACCGGTTTTACCAGCAATATTCAGATCGACCGGCGATTGATCTCCCCAGCCTGTTGAATTCATGCCATTTTTCGCCTTCGCAATCACGACCTTATCAACTAACTCAATCTGTGACTTGATCTCGTTGACCCGGCTACTGAGATTGCTATATGCAACATCTGGCCGCGATGTACTGTCGTACGTCTGTGTTAGATAGCTGTGATTTGACGGTTGCCAGGTATATCCAGTCAAACGCGCTCTCACATCAATATCATCAAGCTTGTGCGTGATGGTTACCGTATCGCCTGGCAACACAGTGGTAGTGATGCTTAAATCCTTGTACTCTTCAGTATTCTCAAGCAACGCCACATTCAACTTGTACGTCCACTTGGCCTCATCAATATGACTTTCGGAGAACTCTTTCGTAGCGGCAGCACGAAGTAACTCGTACGCTTCTTGAACCGGAACAGCACCTTTTTGATCCCCTGTTGCCTGTGTTTCGTCAATGGCCTTGATGTCCTGATAGGTTTTGGTGCCAATCTTCGGTTTGCGATAATTGCCTAACTTGGGGCTGTCAACATACAACTCAGGCAGTAAAAGACCATTGTAGCCTTCTGGCAACAGTCGCGTAATGATACCACTACTGTCCTTGGTCGCTTCGTATCCGGTCAAGTTGTGCGCATATTCAAAATGAACACCACGATCTTTTCCTAGACGAGGGTTGACGCTGAAACTAAAGTCCTGCCAATCGAATTCACCACCCCAGCGGTTAAGAAACGAGTTGTCATCCGTTCCCAAAAGTGCCTTGATGATTGACATTCTAACCAGCCGGGCATTGGTCACATTTCCGATTGTTGATAGAACTTTGAAGCCAGTTGGATAGTTGGCAGCACGCATGATCTGATCAAGGTGCGCCCTGGCCATCTTTGTCAACGATGTTGGTGTCCGCAATGAAATCATCGTTAAGATCCCAGAACACGTGATAAGCAGTGATGCTAAGATGACCCATTGACTTGATCACTTGCGCGATTCGAAAAGCGGCCTTGCCCCCCGGAACTGGCACGCGCACGATATTTTCAGCCACGAGGTCTCCAGCATGTTCGCCAAACATCGGATAATCGAACGTCAAGGTGAACTTCGCGTTGAGCTGCCAAGTGACGATATCATTGCTGATGTCGTCCAAAGCATAGCCGTGGTGACTGAAATCATTCTGGTCACGCGGATAGAGTTCAATATCGGTACTCATACATAACACCACCTAGGTTGCACTGTGATACTTGTGACGCCGGTCAAAATGACATGATTGACACCTGGCACAAAGAGCGGCCAATCACCCGCTGTCGAGGTTGTGATATCCTTGCCAGCCATGGACGCCGTGTGTTTAGCACAGTCGAGAGTGACAGGCGCTGTCAGGCTGTCGATTGAGAACTGGTTCGTGTTCACGGAGATTTTGACTGTTCCGGACCCTGACACGGTGAGCAACGGTTCCGCTGCCACGTTACCTGGGTTCACGATGTCAAAGTTATCCGTGAACGTCTTTGGATCAGTCGTCTGATACTCAAGCGGATCCAAAGTGAAGCTGGGCTTGTAGGAGCCACTGACCTCCACATCATCTACCGAAAACTCGCCGATTGTGACTGACTTGATGAGCCGATAGAAGTCGGGGTCATCACTCAACACTAGCTTCGACGCGGATTGCAGTAACTGCCGTGTCTTCCGCCATGACTGGTTGAGCGTCTTGAAGTCCACGAGTTTGAGTTCTGGTGACCAAGTAATATCCATCCAACCCCGTTTCTCGGTTAATGAACCACTCAAACGGCCAGGCACGTCTGTGAACTTCACATCGCGCTTAGCTGCGGGAATGTTTGGCTTCTTAGTGACCAACGTCCCCGGCACATACTGGGCCAGAGGTTGACCGTCCAGAATTAATTCAACCATCTGTTATCAAAGCCTCCTTCCATAGCTAAAGTTTTGAGTTGCATCCTGCTGTTTCAAGTAGTCCGAGGTGTATGGACCGGTGATAGTCGCAAACGTGCGGCCATCCACCTGCAGCGTAATTGGTCCTTGGGATGGCATATGAGCCGCAATAGCTGCACCCATCTTATTCCATGTATCATCGTTCAGCGGAATAACGCCTCCGGACCAGCTTCGCCACCAACCTGTGCTCGGCCATTGTTATTGGCAAACATAGTCGGCTGCGTCATAATGCCACCTTGCGCGTACCAGTCAATACCCAAATGAGGGATAGATCCATGCAAAAGATCACCAACAGACCAACCACTGGGTTGGATGCTGAAATGCGGCATTGGAATATGTGGCCAGTTGATACTGAAGTTGAAGAAACCTCGAATGGCGTCAATCGCTCCTCGAACGATATCTTTTGCAGTATTGATTGGCCCAGAGATTGCATTTTCGATACTGTTCCAGACGTTAGATGTCACAGAACTAACCGCATTCCAAGCACTTGAAACAGCATTTCTAATACCTCCCACAACATTTGAGATAGTCGATTTAATGCTGTTCCACACATTTGATACTGCACTTTTAACCCCGTTGAAAATGTTTGAAGTAGTCGAGCTAACCGCGTTCCATGCATTAGATACAACTGACTTGACTGCATTTACAACATTTGAAACGACATTCTTGATGTTGTTCCAAATGCTTGAAACAACACTTTTAACCTTGTTGAACATACTAGAGGTAACACTACTAATGGAATTCCATGCACTCCGGATCACGTTACCTATGCTGGCTAGGATTGGCCCAAAGAATGATTTAATACCATTCCAAACATTGGTGATGATACCCTTAATTAAATTCATTGCGGTCGTAATAATGGTCTTCCAGATATTGAGATACGTACCAATAATGACAGCAATAGCGGTAATCGCCACCGTAAAGATTACTTTGATTCCGTTCCATAAAGCAGAAAAGAAGGACTTAATACCGTTCCAAATTGACTTAATGACATTTACAGCAGCTTTAAAAGCTGGCTTCAAAAAATTGGTAATGGCATTAATCGCAATCGTGAAGATTTGCTTGATACCATTCCACAACTGCTTGAAGAAACTGGTAACGGTACTCCAAACACCCTTGAGCCAAGTGACAATCGCACCCCAGTTCTTGATAACCAAAACGACTGCGGTAATCGCGGCAATTACAGCCGCAATCACTCCGACAATCGGCAATAGCGTGGCCATAAAAGCTCCCATGCCTGCGGCCCCAAGACCAGCCCCTGTACCGGCAGCGGTCGCACCAACACCGATCATTGGCAGAACTGTTGCAACTGCCGTGATGACTGGTGCCAAGACACCAAGTGCGACAGTGATCGCACCAAACGCAACAACCAGTGCTTTCACGGGTGCTGGTGCCTTATTGAATGCATCACTGACACCTTTGACAATTGGCAGAAGCCTCTTGATCACAGGCAATAGGGTCTCTTGAATTGTTCCACCAATCTTGCCCATAGTCTGTTCGTATTCTTTCTGAGCTTGTTTGGCCTTGTCTACTGGATCCAAGGTCTGCTTAAAAGATTTCGAGACGGTTCCACCAGTGTCTTGGGCTGATTTTTTTAGACCATCAAGTGAAACTTTGCCATCACGGATGGCTTGGGCCATCTGTGGACCTGACTTGGCGCCAAATGTTTGAATTGCAATGTTAAAAGCATCTTGGTCTGTCTTAGCACCTTTGATTCCTTTGAAAGATTCCGTCATGACATCGCTGAAAGATTTGTTCTCAGTTTTTGCGGCAGAGAATGCCTTCTGCATGCCCTTGAGCACTGTGGAAGAATCAATCCCCGATTTGCTCCAGGAAGCAAGTAGTGGAATTCCCTGCTGAAGACTAATGTGCAACTGTTTGAAGGCTGGGTATGCCTTTGATGCATCTTCTTCAAGGTCGGCAACTGGTACACCTGTCCGCTGAGACGCTGCAGCAAAGGCATCAAGTACGCTAGGAATATCTTTAGCGCTGAGATTGAATCGTGACATGGAATCATGTAATGCGTTGACCGCGTCAGTCCCAGACTGACCTGTGATCTGGCTGAACTTGGCAACGTCCTCGGATGTCTTTTCCAGCTGCGGACCACTCAAATTGAATTGACTAGTAAGCCCTGCCATGGTATTCGACAAGTCCATCGATTCCATTTGCGCACCAGACTCGGAGCGTTCAACTTTCTCAAATGACTCACCGAGTTTGTCTGCAACACCTCCAACAGCGCCAGTTTTGCTGGTCAGGTTATCAACAGCATCATCAGTTTGCGCCCATGCTTCTTGCGCCTTTTGGTTAAAATTTTGTAGACCTTGACCAGCAGATTGGAATCCATTGGAGACAGTCTGCAACCGTTCAGCAGCTGTGTTCTTAGCAATCTCGTCAAGTTTAGAGCTAGTATCTTGTGACTCCTTACCCAATTTATCCATTTGGTTACCCAAATTGGCCACAGATGTTTCGGCGTCATTCAACTTGACTTTCATCTGTGTTGCTTCAGCTGAGTTTTCTCCGTAAGCGGTGACCGTTTCCTTCAACTGTTGCTTCAAGTTATCAACTTTTTGCCGAGACAAGTCCATTTGTTCCGACAATTGCCGTTGGGCGGCAGCTGTCTTCTGCGACTCGGAAGCATTATCACCTAGTTGGGCATTTTCCAGTTTAGCCGATGAAGACGCGAGCTTAAGCTTAGAATCAAGCTCGCCCTCTTCCTGCTGCAGGTTACTGATATGATCTTTGGCATCGTTAGCTTTGGAACCTTGCTCACTGAGTTGGCTGTTAACTTGATCAAGAGCACCTTTCAGGTTATTTTCAACCCGTTGTGCATCCGCAACCTTGCCGACGAGCCGATCAAATGATGAGCCAGATGTTTCACCACGATCCTGCATCGTCTTCAATTGTTCAGACAGAATTTGCGTTCTTTTAGCAGCAGCTTCGGATTGAATTTGCAATTTTTGTTGTTCAGCAGCCAGTTTCTGAGTCGAACTAGCATTCTCATCCATAGACGATATCTGGGCTCGATATTCCTTTGCGGCCGTGTTCATCACGGCGTTGATGTCTTTCACTGTGTTAGCAAACTGTACTTGACCATTCATCTTGAAATCAAGAACAACGTTTTGAGTTTCGTCAGCCATGATTTTCCTCCTTTCTTAATTAGTTAAAAAATGGAATATCGTCCAGTGTGACCTGTTTCCGAATGGGATTAGGTTTCTCTTTGTAAATACCATCAGGATTATTAATCTCGATATAGATTAGATATTGTTTCAGCCACAGATTAGGCGTTAATTTCATGAATTCTTGAAGCGAGTATCCCATCAGCGCTTTCGCCACATACAAATAAAAGGCCCAGGGGTAATCGTTATCCTCCTGGGCCTCACCTTCCTGTTGTGGCGACTTTATTTTTTTATGTCACTTAGTTGGAAGTTCTGCTCATTTAGAATATCCATTGCCTCTTGAATAACACTAGGAATTTCCGAAAAGGGAATAGCACGGTTCATCTCATCAAAGGTAGTTTCCGTACCTCCACCGACAAGTAAGCCGTAAACAAGCGCCCAAATGAGTTTCATGGTTTTCTGATCGCGATGAATCACTTTCCGTTTGAGCATAAGATTCAAATCCTTCTCGAATGTTTTGTAGCCTTGCCCATATGCGGATTCAATAGCGTCAATTGAGGCAAAAGTGAACGCTGCAGGTACCTTTGCACCTTGAATCGTGATGAAATGATTGTCTCGGAGCCTAACTAGATCAGAGAGCTTCGCCATATTCCTTTGTCCTCCTAATTAGCAATAATCGTTAATTCCCCGCCTTGTTTGGCAATCGTCTTAACTGATTGCGGGGCTACACTTTTGGGATCGGTTTTTGTTTTGCGATCGTTTCAAGCTGTTCTGGAGAAAAAATAACCTGCTTGAAAAAGTCGTCAACAGTCAGGTCAGCACTGTCTCGGGCTGAATTATAGCGTGAGTAGTAAATACTCGAATTACGCAAACCACCTGCGTTGTAGACGACATCAGGGTTGACTTCCTTGAATGACTCTTCAGAAGTTGCATGAGTTTCATTAACAGCAGGGTTAAGTGTACAAGACGTCAACCAGATGCCATCATGCTGTCCATTGGCCAACCATGTGTCAAAACCAATTGCAAACTCTGGCATTGATTGTGCAAGTGTGGATCCAAACTCGACCCCATGCTTCGCTGCGATGCCTTTCATTGCATCCAGAACTGCAATTGGCATCCCGATGTGGGTGTGTGTCACTTCAATACTGGTTTCTTGCGTGATTGTCCCGAACTTTTTACCGCTGGCATAAATGTCGTTCGACTTTCCGTTCCCTTTGAAGGCAATCTTTTTGATGTTCGGGATCCGGATAACACTTGTATCGAAGACCGGATCAGTAGATGCCGTCTCATTTTGCTTTTTCATAGCGAAAAACATATCGCCAATAGTGAGCTCTAGCTCAATATCGTTTGCTTTGCTTGGTTTATCAGACATAGCGATTCCTCCTATTTTTTCAATGCATCCATGACCGGTTTGACCATAGTCTGCATAATTGTATTTTTGTTGGCAGCAAAGGTGTTGTGAACATAATTGCGTGCCCTGATTCCTTGATGGTTCTTGGGACTTGTCCCATGCTCCAGAAAGAGCCACCAAAATGCATTTCCAAACGTCACTTGGATGTGATCGCCCTTGTCAACAACCTGTAGCTTATCTCTTAACGTCCCATAGGTTTGTGCGAGCGGAGCGTTAGGTTCACTTGGCAACTCGGGCCGGAGCTTGTCAGCAAATTGACTTGCTGCGGCAACAAGCCCTTCTTTCGACACTGACTCATCTACTTTGATACCACTGAGATACTTGGCCATTGTTTCAAAACCGTTGTTATTGACCACCCGCAATCACCTCGATGTACGTGTACAAATCCGTGATAGTTTCATCATTTTCATCGCCCGGAATGCCTCTGAATGATTGGAACGGGACATCATCAAACGTCTTGATGAACGGCAGTAGCTCGTCTTCAACGCCCTTTGTGTACAAAGACACCTGATACTCATTCACGATTAACCGTGTACCCGTGCTGGCTACTAGACGCTGAGTGTTTGTATAGGTGTATATCCAGTACGGATACTTGGCCGTCCGTGGTGCAACGTCTCGATAGACCGCACCCAGTTGCTTGAGTCTGGCCAGAAACTCGTCAAATGTGATCAACATAGTCCAAACTCAACTCCATTCTTTGATTGTCGGGCGTCTCGTAGATTCGTGTGATTTTGTAATCAGTTCCTCGGATCCGGACACGATTCCCACCCTGAGTAATCGACATATCCCGACGAATCAAAATGCGCAAGACGACATCCTGCTTGTTCTGCTGCGCGAGATATTTTTCAGTTGAGGTGATCCCAATGTCGGCGTAATACAAGACCCGCTTGTCTTCCCACGTTTGTTTTGGACGGTCGTGTGCGTCAACGCCGTCCTTAAGTTCCAACAGTGTGGCTATCCACCTGAGTTGGTTCGTTAGATTGACTGTCTGGGTCATCTGTTCTCACCTCCAAGTAGAAGATCGGCTCCAAGGCTTCAAGTGCCGCCGCTAGATCGTCACCGGCAGATCGATTGTCATTCATCACGGTAGCAACCATAAGCTGCAAGTATTTCACGCTATGGCCAACTTTACGCTGGACATACTTGTCAGCTGCGTCCAGATAGAATTGCAACATGGAAGGGTCCATGTCATCTTCCAATCGGATGTGTTGTTTTAAGAGATCTAACAAGGTTGGTTCTTCTTCAGATTTCTCGTCAGCCATCTTTGATCACCGCCTATCCTAGACTAGGTGGCGTTGTTGGCACAGTTGCGCCAGGTGCATCAATCGGATCACTGGCCACTGAAGACAGTGTCTTGGTGTTGTCTGTATCAAAAACAACCTGATAGTCACCATCTTTGACGACTGTCCCATCGGCCAGGCCGGTAACGTCAACTTCACCAGTGCCCTTATTGCCGACAGCAACCACCTTGCCTTTTTGGAGTGCCTTTAAGAATTCGGCGCTCCGATCTGGTGTATCAGCCATGTTCTAGCTCCTTTCTACTTTGCTGTTAACTTAACCCCGCCCTTGATTCCTTCAGACTTAACTGATTGCGGGGCTACACTTTTGGGCCTGCTGTGAGCAATGCTGCCCCCTTGGTTGTTAAAAGACCTGCGTCAGCAATTGCATAGGCACCATAATCAGTGGAACGTCCCTTGACGTGGTCTTCTGTTGCTACTGTGAGTGCTTGGTTAATGTTAACAACGACTGTATCTGCCACATCCGCAATCAGGACGTCCCCATCATTGACACCAGCATCCGGTTTCACAACTAAACCAAGAATGCTACCAACGCCTCCATTGATTGGGCTAGCAATAAACAACGGACGACCTTGACCATCAACGATGTTTGCCAATTGATTCCAAATGGTTTTGCTATTTGCATAAACTGCTGCCTTGCCAGCAAAACTAGAGTGGATCTTGGCCATGGTGCTAGTGATATCCTTATATGCAATTTGATCCTTATAAGTGGCAACTTGTGGCGTCCCTTTTTCGGCCTTCAATGCAGTCTCAATGCCTAGCGGTGAATTTTTACCATCGCCTTGATGAATCGCAACACCAAGCGCAACACCCAGACGATTCCCAAGCTCTTGAGTCAAGAAACTGATGAAGTCCTCTTCAGACATGCTCTTCATCTTCCAGGACACGGTGGCGACTTTATTCAGCTCGTAACCTTTAAGCACCAATTGACTGAATTTATTTTGCTCATCATCAGCCTGCGTGTTTTCGTCAACCCACTGAGCATCACCAGAAACAATGCCATCGTGCTTGTTGATGGTCAGCGTGCCAGAAACGTTGAATTTCTTGGCATCAGCGAAGGCTGGATATTGTTCTTCTGCGATCTTCCAGATGCCAGCTGCCACAGTGTTAGGAATCAAGGTCGGAGTGTTCCCCGTTTGGTGAGAAAATGGTGCGCCATTAAGGCGCGCGTTTTCCTTATCGAATACAGCCTGCTCTGCAGTATTGAGAGTGTGACCCAAAAGCGTTTTAGCCCATACCTTGTCATAAGTCGGCTTTGTTTTGGCAACAGTGTTCAATTTGGTGTTTTCAAGAGACTTTCCAACACCAACAATGTCGTTGGCTGGTGCTACCTGAGCCAAGGTGATTGGCGCATGGTCATCCAGGGCTGCCAAGTTGGCTTGGTCTTTTGTTTGCTGATCCCACTTTGCGTCCAAATCCTTCACGGACTTCATTGCTTTTGTTGGCATCCTCAGACTTCCCCTTATCGATTGCGGTGCGAGCATCGTTCATCAGAGCTTCGCGTTGCTTCAAGTATTCTTCTTTGTTCATGAGGTTATTCCCCTTTCAAATTTAAGAGATTGTATTCTGCATTCAAAAGCGCCATCTGATCATCATCAGACGGCGCTTTTTTTAGTGCTGTTGTGTTTCGGAAGTGTTTCATTTGGTTCAGCGTGGCAAGACTTGGAATCTTATTCAGGCTAGCAGTCATGATCATTTTCCCTGGCTTCTCCGCATTGTCAAACATCATCTTGTCAGCAAACCCTTTTTCAATGGCTGTCTGCGGATCCAGCCAGTAAGTTGAATCCATCAAGTCAAGGATTTCTGTTTGAGATAGACCCGTCTTGGCCATATAGGCATTAGCTATTGCTATGTTTGACTTCTTTAACGAGTCCGCAGCATTCTGCATGTCATGATAGTCACCCATCTGTCCACTGGAGACATTGTGGATCATCATCATCCCTGCAGGTGACACGGCTACGACATCACCCGCCATCGCGATCAAAGATGCAGCGGAATATGCCACACCCACAACGTTCACATTGACCGGTCCTTTATAAGCACGAAGCATGGTGTAAATTTCAGAGCCGGCATCGAGAATTCCTCCACCTGAATTGATCTCAACGGATAAGTCGTCACCATTAGCCTTGTTAATTAGATCAGAGACGCTTTTAGGTGAAGCATAGTCATCGCCAAATAGATCGTAAAGCCATCCGTAATCATTAGTAACGATGTCACCTTTAATCGGTACCACTGTCGTCATTATCATCACCTCCCTCCGTTGGATCAGGGGCACCGTCGCTACCAGTTGCTGAAGGCACTGTCCCTGTATCCTTTCGGAGTAACATCTTGTCGCCATCCGGAACTGGTGACAGATTGAAGAATCCACGTAATTCATTCGGAGTCATCACAGCACGGTCAACCAGTTGGACGAGTGACAGTTTGGTTTGCATGCTTGCATAGCTCAAATCGCTTGATTCAAACACAATTGAATTACCAAACGAACGTTGCCGTCGGTTGAACAAGCGGCTCGTCCATTGCTCAGACATCTGCCTAATCACTGGTTCAATCTGACTTTCGTAGTAACTAATCCACTGGTTTTCAGTGTAGCTACTTTGGACAATGGCCTTGTTGGTATGGAAAATTGAGTAGATTCGATCTACAGTCGCATCCATTTGCTTAGCATTTGGCACAAAATCAGTGGGCTGTAACTGGGTTGCATCGGTCTTAGCATCAACACCAGCTGCACCTATTGAATCCTGATCTTTTTGTGTCTGCAGATACGATGCAACAAAAGCTTTCGTATTCTTCTCGATATCCTCCGGGCGCATAGCAGTATTGAATTTCAACAGCCAGCGAACAGCGGCTGAATTCTTAATGGCAGATACAATACCTTGGTCAGTGGTCGTAACAATCTCCATGAGTGGTGCCAACGTCGGGCCATTCGATTCGCCAAAGATTTCGTCCTTGTTGAAATCTTTGCGCAGGTGAATCACCTGCGAATATGGAAATGTGTAGGTCTGTGCATTCTGCATGTAGAACCTGAGATAGAGGTTTCCTTGATTGTCTTGAATGGCTTCGACACTGTTAGCCACGATTGGCCAGATTGCTGTTGGCATTCCATTGGCATCATTCTGGACAAAGGCAAAAGCGTTGTTATTCAGTTCAAGCTGCGTGATCATCTTTTCTTGCAGCATCTGGCCGCTCATTAACGGGTTCGGGTCTGATAACAAGAACTGAATATAAACGTCTGGATTGACTGCGATGCTGTCACCGGCACCGGACCGAATGTGCTTGGCCACTGCTTTGCCGATCGTGGTTGCTTTGACCTCAATGGCTGACCTAATGATGTCAGATTCATAGACCTTGCCATTCCAAACCAAAAAAGCCGTTACCGTAGTTAGTAACAAGCTTGTATTCCGGTGTGACTGTGACGCCACTATTTTTTCTATGAAAAAGATTGTTCAAAAATGCCAAATAATCACCTCCTTACGGTTAAATCAGCGTCTGATATTCTTCTTGATTATTCTCAAAAACAACATAAGCATCGAGTAAAGAAGCCATCCCATCAATTCGCTTGCGCTTGTTTTTTCCCTTGTCAGGTTGGATATTTCCATTTCTGTCAGTCACAATCGTCGTGTTAGACAGACACCATTTCAAGATTGGATTGTTATTATAGACAATTCGCTTTGAACGAAGATCTGCACCAAGTGAATGCATGGGACTTGATAACGTCTTCACCCCTTGCGGAATTGCATCAAAAGTCTTTTCACCATATCGGAATTCAAGATCCTTGACGAAGTATGTGGCTGACCATGCGTCATAACCGCCTTTGAACAGGTAAATGTCATATTTCTGTTCAAGCTCCTCAAACCAGTCCATGATGTCGCGATAATAGACTTTATTACCTTGACTCGTCCTCAACAATCCTTGATCGCGCCACGTGGCATAAGGAATGTTGTCCTCCTGTGCGCGCTGCTCAAGAGTGTCTTCCGGCAGCCAGTACATTTGCTTAACGTAGATGTGATCATCATTAGGTATCTGGAAAATGACCGTTGCACAAGTCAAGTCAGTCGTCTGCGATAAGTCAGCGCCAGCAATGCCATATCGCGGCTTGAGTTTGAGTGTGTCAAACGTGGCCTCGTTATTCAGTTCATCAAAGGTCAGCCACGACTCAGTTGCTGTCTCACGGATATTAAAACCCTTGCAGACTAGGTTTTTAACCAGTCGATGATTTGCCTTGGCTTTTTCGACACGTTCAGCCAATGTGGTCTTGTTTTTGATCGTGCCAAGTCCAGGGTTTGCCTTGACCCAGCATTTCTCATCACGCCATTCCGCACGTTTGTCGAGTTCGTAGATGAAGAACAATGAACGTTCATCCCTGTAACCTTCGGGTTGATCATATCCTGCAATCGTCATCTCAGCGTCGTCGTAGATCTGATCATAAATATCTTCGCGGATCGTGCCAGCGGTGGATGTGATGAAAATCAGTGGTTGATCCCGTGCAGTGATCCCATCGGCCATGATGTTGTAAAGTGGCTCACCGTTCTTCCACTGGTGAATTTCGTCCATCAGGATGCAAGAAGAATTGAGGCCGTCAAGCGTATCGCTGTCAGATGACAGAGGCTTGAAGACGCCGTCGTTGTAATCTTCTGAAGACAGATCAGCCACATGCGTTTTGATTCGCTTAGCCAAAGCCGGAGATTTTCTGACCATGCGCTTGGCTTCATTCCAAATGATCTTCGCCTGATCCTTCTTCGTAGCCACCGCGTACACTTCAGGCCCAGCCTCACCATCAGCAATCTGCATGTACAACCCAACAGCGGAACCGAGCAGCGACTTCCCGTTCTTCTTACCAACAATCAGGACAACCCGCTGATACTTTCGGAAACCCGCACCATCAACGAATCCAAAAGACGCTGCCAACAGTGCTTTCTCCCAGAGTTCTAGGACAATGTGCTTACCGCCCGCTGGTCCCTTGCTGTGACGGCAATAGTTCTCGATAAATTCAAGCACGTGATTACCACGACGATTTGAGTAGTACCATTCACTATTGTCATTGTGCATGTCTGCGATGAGCTTCTTGTACGTGCGGTAGATTTTCTTGCCGACAACTTGATCACCACCATTCTGCACAAATGATTGCCAATATTGAGTAATTGGATCGTAATCAGGTGGATAACCGACATGTCGATCGACACGAATCTTGACCTGAATGTCAGCCATTGCTATTCGCCTCGCTCCTCAACAAAGTCGTCAAAACCGTCGCTCTCTTTGTTGGGATCGGCAGGCATGATTGCAGATTCTCTTGGTAGCAAACTGAGTAACTTGTCCATCGCGGCAGTGTATCGATTGATCATCGTGTTGTATGATTTCTGGGCGGGATTCTCAACACGCATCGTCTGCTTTCCATTGTGCATGAGAATCGTTGGCCCTTTAGATTTGACTTCATCTTCCAAGATTTGAAGCGTGATGGTCATAAATGCACATCTTTGGATCAAGTTATCGGCCGCTGCCAACTTCTCCGCTGAGATACCGGATAACGTTTGACGCAACCGCTCATATTCGAGCTGAATGGCCACATCCTGCTTTTCAATCGACATTTTCCGGCTCAATTTCGTCATCCCCTTAAATTTGTTATCCCCCCCTCATACGAAAAAACAACCCGTGTATTATTCGTGTGTTGCATGCCGTTCCTTTTTAAACAGCTTCTTATGGCTTCGCAGGGGGGACCGACTAACTGGTACTAACTGACCATGAGCATCAAACATAACGTCAGAACGAACTGCGGCCGTCTTCTCAAAGTGTTCCTCTTGGTGACAATCAAAGCAAAGATACTCTAGGTTGTCCCAGTTAAGCGTGATGCTTGGCTCATTGATGTTGTCTGCTGTGATGTAGTGCTTGTGGTGGACAATGTAGCCGGGCTTGATGATACCTCGCTTCAAGCAGCGCTCACACAATCCACCGACACTGGCAATGTAGGCAGCACGCGTCTTCTTCCACTCTTTACTGTGATAAAACGGCTCGCTGATCTCTCTTGGTACCATGGCCATCGTATCCACCTCCCAATGACATAGTAAAAGGACGACCGTCTGGCCGTCCTTTTACGAATTGTAGTACTACTTAACTTTAGATTGCTTACTATCTCACATCGTCTTTAATTAGCTAAAGACAAATCTATTTATATCTGTGAACTGCCTGTCTATTTATTACATTGATTGTTTATTAAAACAAAGAAATCATAGACAATGTTGGTTTAAGTATGGAATTCCCTCATCGGTGGTGCTTTTCCAGTTAACACTCAATGTCCATTTATTATTCGTTGTTTTATCCACCACATCAATTTCTTCGAGGGACGTACCTCCTTTCTCAATTATTTGATGCATTTGTTCTTCTTCGGTCGAAGGCTTTCCATGCAGGGAAGGATCGTTATCAATAAGAGTTTTGCTTATGATAGGATCGAAGTGATAAAGTTTTGTTGATTCATACTCACGACAGACAAAGAGTCTATCAGGTTCTGGCGGAGTATCATAACGCGGTATTTCCCCTTGATAGTAGCTTTTCACTTCTTCATAGTAGTTTCCTACAGATACTACTGTAGTAGTGCCTTTATTGATTGCAAAGACATCGTAACCATTGTTTCCTGTGTTAATCAAGTAAAAATCCAAATCAGGTTTCTTTCTCTCTCGTCTTACGGCTATGTATGAAACAGAAACAGTGCCAGCTGCACCTAATGAACTCACAATTAGCTGAACAGCTTCGATACTATGCTCCGCCAACCAAAAGAAAATAGAACCTCCAACTGCTCCTATGAGGAAAATGATTGGAACATAACGAAAAATTTTGATAGGTTTATTCTCATTCATTTGAATCACCTCAAAAAAATAGTACCCCAGCATGAACTGGAATACTACCATGAAACGGTGATAAGCATGCCTCCTTTAATCTAGACAGCCAATTTCTGAGCATTCCCACAAAAACGGGCCAGCATATCTGCTGACCCGTCTTGTTGCACTTTTGATGTTTCCATCATATTTCGAAATATCAAGAGATACCATGCAATCAATGCGTATACATGAATTTGGTATTCAGTAATCTAGCCTGTTCTCTAATTGACGCCGTTGCTCTTCCAACTCATCAATCCAGTTCAAGCGGCGATGCAGTTCCGCGTGCTTGGCCCTGATAGTCTCATATGAATATCCTAACTTGTCTGCTATATCTTCCAACGACATGCCTTGAACATATTTCATTTTCAGTATCTGGTTCTCGTAGCCGCTGAATGAATCAATCAGTTTTAGGAGATCATACTGCTCAGCCTTACATTCAGTCAGCTTGGTCTGCAGCTCTGGCACTTCCTCACCGACATGTGCAGCGCGAGAATCACTACCCGATACGTGTAGCCTACTCAAATCACCTTCTGACCATCGATCGACTTCAGCGTTGGACTTGCGTATCTTCCATTCCAGATACCTGATCTCATCGTCCAGTTCAAGATAATCTTGAAGCCACTCGAACCGACTTTTGTGTTCACGACTCAACGGCCCCACTCCTTGTGATAGAATTAGTATGTTAATGATTCAGGAATGGCTGCCATCGTGCGGCTATTTTTTTGCATTTTATTTCAATACTTCCCAAGACACTGCTACTTTATAAGCATTGAATGAAAACCCAAATGCGTTCTTATCCAAATATTGACGAAGCTCAACATGCAGATCAGGCAGTTCAGACTGAAGCCGTTTCACAAAACGCGGATCTTCAAATCGCCGCTTTTGATAAACATCCATGTCATTCTTTCGATCATAAACTATCAGTGATTTATATCCTTTTCGGGCTGCTTCAATCAGAGACTGTTCAAGCCTGGTGTTTTTAATCCACCGATTAAACCACGTATCAAACGCTCGCTGGTCTTCCCTACGAAGTGTCTTGGCCATATTGTTCATTTCTTAACCTCCGCTTTGTCCGATTGCTTTTTAGCCTTATCATCGAGCAATTCAGTTTGCCCATCAGCAGGCTTATCGCCATCCACATTCAATTCAGTCTGGCTCGGTGTGAATACCATCTGTGCATTGCCCTTCAAAACTTTTGCGAATGAATCACGTTTGCCGTCAAGCTCTTTAGCTTGAATCCGTACTTTTAGTTCAACCACCTAATCCTTGTTCACAGTTTTTTCGGTTGAGTTAATTACGTTACCGAATACAGTGATGCTATTATCTTTTAATTCTGTCATGGCGTTAGCCCTCCTTGATTTGTTCGATGTATATCTCAACGTGTGGTTCGTTACTGTAAAACTTGGCAATGTGAGCCTCAACAATCTGCGCATCATCGACCCATACAATGCCCGTCAGCGGATCCGTGACGGCTTTGAAGTAGTTGTCGACATCGCCTTTGATGACTGGTCGCACAACACCTGCCGCTTTGCCCTTTTTGAGCCGTTTACTGCCGGTTTGCTGTATTGGTCGGTAGATTGTCACTCGGCAGATCAACGGCCCTGAGAGCGGCTCTCCTGCGTACTGATCGCGTGCAGCAACGGCCACCTCATTCTTGTACGCTTTGCTTTTTGGTGGATCATAGGTAGATACGAACTTGCCCCGACTGGCAAAGCGTGGCCGTCCTTGTGGCACAGGTTCCCCAGGTATATTTATCTGTATCATCATCAATCCTCCCTCATCAATTGCTGCCTTTTTTTCGTTTAACTTGATACGTCTTTGACAAGAGCCTGGCCAACGCTATTCCACTACGAGTCACTCTCTTATCCGATGAGATCAGATGTTTATCATTCATAACTAAAAACTCTGCGTCTGTGACGAGTGCAAGATTGGTAATGCTGAAATTCAACGAGTTACCATCCAAAAACACAGTTTTGTAACCTTTGGGAATTGGGCCATACGCCTCTTCCCAAACTCGTCTATGATTTGGTTTCCATTTTCTCTCAGCCTGTTTCACCACCACAATTGGTGCACGATTTGGTCGATCCTTTGAACGAGTTTCGTTCCTTTTAACCGTGCCAATCGCCATTCTTTTATGAAGGTCGTGATGTGAAGATGACCTTCTTGGATCTGCCTTGCCAAAATATTTTTGATATAAACCAGATTTAATGTTGTTTCTGATATTTAAGGCATGAACTTTCTGAACCGTTAACTGGATACCCCAGTTTTCGTAAACCATATTCGCAATCTCTGCGGCTGTGTGACCAGGCACAAACTTTTTATAAGCCTTGAGCTGCTTGTCATCTAATAGCCTAGACATAGCGCCAGCTCCTCACTCGCTGTGATTTGATGACGGAATTCAACCGATTGAGAGTTTGGTTGACTTTAAGAAGCTTATTCCAATGTTCTCTAACTGGATCAATCTTGAAATCTGGCTCGCTATTATCGATGATTTCAGCAGCATAAACATGGTGCCGATGACCCCAGTTTCGAACCTGTCGTGAAGTCAAATTCATCTCAAACTCAAAGTTGATTTGCCTTGTTGCCTCAGCCCATGTTCGTCCAGGAATGATTTGCTTAGCTCTGTGTTCTTCTTCCAAAGTGAACAAAGCGTTTCGACGCCAATATTCAGTGTCGTACACCGTCAAGTGCTTTCCCATTTTCAGTCACCTCATTCATTTGCAACACTCGTGGCATTGTTGGATCAGCGGACTCATTATTCTGATAAGCAACCTGAGCACTTAGAATGGTTCGGGCATTCCCGATGATCTGCGTTGCAATTTTTGAAATCCCGTCAGCCCTTCGAAGCTCTTGTTCCAATGGTTCTCCATCAAGAGCATCATTATTTAATCGTTCCATCTCACTGAACAAGTGATTATTTAAGTCGTCCAAAGTATTGTGTGTTTTCATCATCGAACTTTCCCCGCTTTTCTTTGCTGCGTTTTTGTGTAAACGTTGGAGTTCCATTTTCTCTAGTTGAGTAAAGAAATTCGTCAAGCCAGTTGACCAGCGTTTTAACCTCTTCGCGATCCAAATAGATGCCTGCATTTGCAATCTTGGACTTAGCAATGCTAAGAACATCGATCAGAACTTGATTGTCTTCTTCGTGAACAAGGGTCATCCAATCGCTGCTTTGTTATTTCTCGTCGCGTTTCGTTATTCGAAGATCGCTCATGACATGCCTTCCTTTCGCTGATCAACGATGCCTTTAACGCCAAAGCTATTTCCCTGAGCATGCTTGGCCATGCGGGACAAGGTTCGCTCGCCATATCTTTTCTTGAGGTCTTGGCCATGCAAGTTAGTAGTGACAATCGTTGATTTGTCCTCCCGGTTCCTAAAAACCTCGTCCGCTGTCTGAAGATCAAAGCTACTACCACGCTCAGAGCCGAGGTCATCGATTACAACGACATCTGCTTTGCCTATTTCGCGCATGATCTTCTCATTTTTCATCCGTATATCTTGAGCGTTGTCACTCATGCCAGACTTGAGCTGTTGCATGAGTGCATTCCAATCAATGAACAGACAGTTCTTGCGATAACTGGTCTTCTTGCGCACATCCATCAAGATGCCGTTAGCAATATGCGACTTTCCAACGCCGGTATCACCAACGATCAATCCGTGTATAACATCACCACGAGCAATTCTGTTTGCCAATCCGACTGCGAAAAGTTTTAGTTGCTGCTGACCGATACTGTCGGTTCTAAAGTTGCTGAAATCCTCGCCTATGACATCAACGCTGCTGAAGACCGAGTATGCCAAGTAATAATTGCGAGTTCGTGATTTCCGCGCTTTTCTCTCAAGATCTGGTTTTTGCTTCTTGGGTTCCGTTGGCGGCTGTTTATAACCACAGTACATACATGCTCCAGCCATTTTCTTACTGGTAACACGGCTTAATGGCTTAGGACGATAAAGTGGCTTCCCACAATCTGGGCAAAGCTCACCAAACGTTTCAAGTGCAGCCCAGATGCTTGGGCTTATTTGAAGTCCGTTCATGTTTCACCTCGGTTCAACCTAATTGGTTTATGCCAGTTCAGAAAGGCAGATCATCGTCACTGACGTCTCCTTGGTTGTGGTAGACCTGAGACTCCATGTTGCGGCCGATTGCGTGCTGCTGTTTGTCCTGCTGACGTTTGATTTCGAGTGCCTTAATAGCCTCAACACTGGTCAGCTTTTTAGATTCCCAGTTTTGCAAGATCGAATTCGCATAGTTGTAACGTCGCACATTGTTATCGACAGATATATCAAGTGCCCTTTTTACAATGGCGATTGCCTGCTCTTCACTCGAACCAATCTTTTTGAAGTCATCGACCCAGTACATCAGATCTTCGCGAGTCTTTGAGCTAATCATTCCGAAGCCGTTGTTCTCCCAGAATTTGACCAGGTCTCCTCGCCCTAATGACGACAGACTCTTTTTTTCTTTTTCTTTCTCTAAGTTCTTTAGTAATTCTTTAGGTTCTTGTTTATGCTCAGAGCGTTGTTCAGACCGTTGTTCAGGTTGATGTTCAGCTCCTTGTTCAGACCGTTTACTTTTTTCTGGTGAAAATGTCTGATAATCCGCGTAGTTTAGGACTTTAATCGATGTTCCACTCGTTCTCGATTTTTGGACTTCGATCATTTTGTCCTCAACCAAAAGACGTAAGAACTTGTCTACAGTATTTCTTGATGCTCCCCAGGTCTCTGACAATTTCTTGATGCTCGTGAGGCGCTGGCCAACTCCTATGGTGATCAAGTTGCCATTGACCAGAATCTTCCTCGGCTCGTGATTGACCATCATGATTAAATCCATCCACCATTTCGCGTATCGCTCATTTCCGTTCGCCCAGATCCAATTTGAGCGGATGGAGCGATACAGCTTGATCCAACCTCCGTCCGCCATCAGATCACCTCTGCTTTATCGACAAGTACCAGTCAGGTGATGTTGGATGAGGATCATAGACGAAAAACTCGGCTGGTGTAACTTGAAGATATTGGCACAGAATATCGAGTGTGCTGAGTTGGATCATCTTGCTACGGTTATAAACAATGGACGCCAAGGAACTTCGTGAGATTCCCGTATCCACTGCTACTTGATTTGTCTTAAGTTTCCGTTCTGCCAGCAGCACTGCAAGATTATTTCGAATAGCCATCAGCTCACCTACTTATCTACGCTGTCGTCGCCATTGAAGAAATCTTCAGCCTTTTTGGCAGTCTCTGGATCAACAGAATCCGGATCTTCATCCTCGATGGCATTAGATGCCCATTTCGGATCTGTCGAAAGTTCACCGGTTTCAGCATCGTAAACTTGCGGCTTCTCGTCCTTAACAACCGCGTCCTGCATCTGGATCGAAAGGATTCCCCACTTAGACAGCAAATCGCGGATCACAGTCTTCGTGGCCATGGCGTCAAAGTTTGATTTCCAAACTCCTGACCGCTGTCCGTTGTAGTTGCCAGATTTACTGTATAGCTTGCGGTGTTGATCCATCTCCTCAACTGTCCAGTAAGTTGTCTTCTGAAAACCGTTCAGCAGCTCAAAGTGTCCAACGTATCCCACGACTTTTTCGCTGGTCTTTTCACCGCGTTCATAAGTCTCTGAGAAGGGATCCCAGTTGGTGATCTCGCCCTCATGAACAACTCGGGCATTAATCGATTTGTATTGACCTGTTCTCAGGGCTAACTGAATATAACCGCGGTAACCCATTTGTGGTTGAGCTCGTTTCAGATACTTCCCGGTGGCCTTGT